GATGCCGGTGCGTTCGACCCATGCGAGGCGCCGTAGTCGTCGTCGAGGGACTTGTCCTGGGCGTCGATGTCGTGGATCGGCACGGGTCAGCTCCTCACGGGTTCACGGGGATCTGGAGGACGGCTCGGGCACGGTTGTCGGCACGGTCCCAAGACGACGGCGCGGCCCACTGCAGCAGCGCGGGCTCGGCGTTGTAGGCACCGAGCGTGAGGCCGTCAACTACGACCGTCACGGTGTAGGAGAACTGCCACAGCGCGGTTTCGAGGGCCGACTTGCGCGCCGCCAACGTCGAGACGTCGGGCGCCTCAACGTGGACCGCGATCGTCAGGGCGCCCTGATCCAGCACCGATCCGAGTAGCCGCCTTCCTGGCACCCACTGCGAGTCGGGAGCGTAGATGCGGCGCGGCTGGAACGATGGCACAGCGAGGCCCGCAGTGCCGTTCTCGGCCTCAGGCAGCCAGTACCCGGCGCCCGCGAGCGCCGCGGCCTTGCTGCCGTTGATGACCAGCGCCAAGAGCGACAGGCCCGTGCGGTCAATCGAGATCGTGGTCGACATCGTCAGCCGACCCCGCCGAGTGCAGCCATGTGCTGCTTGCTGCGCACATGTCGCTCAACGTCCTGCCAGTTATGGGGGCGGTTGATCGTGATCGGACCCGAGAAGAGCACGTCGGCGCGCGGCGCTGCGGACGGGATCGACTTATGCGTTCCCGCGAGTGCCGGCGGGTGGAGCAGCGGGTTCGTTTGTGTCGACACGGTGGGACTAAGCGACTGATGGTTCTGGGCCAGCTTGACGATCTGCGCCAGGTTGGGCGCGGTGACGCGGATTGCGATGTCCTTGTGGATGCCGTCCAGCGCGTTGTTGACCGTGTCGCGGAACTCGTTGAACTTCTTGGCCGCTTCCCTGAGCTTCGGGCCAAGCCACGGAACCCACCCGAACGCGATCGCGGCACCGTTGACGATCCCGTCGGCGACACTGAGCCAGGCGGAAATCAGGAACTTGAAGACCGGCTTCAGGACGTCGTTCCACATCCACTTCGCGCCATCCGCGATCACGTGCCAGGTGTCATCCACGATCTTGCGGAACGTCTTGGAGTGCTCGTAGGCGTAGATGAGTCCGGCGGCCAGTGCGGCGATCGCCAGGACCACTAGGGAGATGATGTTGGCGTCCATCGCGGCGTCGAGAATCCCCATCGCCACACCCATCGCCTTGATGCCGCCCGCAACCGCAGTGACGATCTGCATGCCCTTCAGTGCGAGGACGATGATGGGCAGCGACTCGCCGAGGATCTTGAACACGCCCGAAGGCAGCTTTGCGGCGCCGGCGAGGACATCGCCGAAGATCTTCCACTCAGCCATGCCCGCGCTCGCCAAGCCACTCAGGAACGGGCCGAGGACCTTCCACAGGGACCCGAGCGTGGAGGCGACCTGCGCGCCGTCCTTCTTCACGGTGTCGAGGAACTTCATGAAGCCGGGCGTCGTGGTCCAGTGGTCGAACCGCTTCGCCAGGTTGTCCATCCATGACAGCAGCGAGTGGCCGTCGGGCGAGAACTTCTTGATCGCCCGCGCGATGCCCTCGAACAGGTGTCCGGCAGCGCTCGCGAACAGCGGGAAGTCCTTGGACGCGGAGTGGCCGAGCCAGGTGATCCAGTGGCGCCAGAACGGGTCGTTGAGCGCCTTCCCGGCCTTGGCTGCCATGCTGCCGACCGCGTTGCCGATGCTGGTGATCGCGGCGTTCACGAGTGGGGCGGTCTTGATTGCCTCAGTGAGTCCGCGCTGCACACCCGGAAGAACCGAGTTCTGCGCGGCCTGCTTGAAGCCGGTGGTGGTCGGCTGGAGCTTGTTGATGTCGAACTGCACGAATGAGCGCGCCTGAGGCGACAGCGACCCGTAGGCCGACTGATTCAGCGTCATCTGGGCGTTGCGCTGGGCCTGAGCGAGAGATGCCGCGGCCGAGGCCTGCGCGTTCGCGTAGGACTTGTTCGCACTGACGCGGCCCGGCGTGCTCCATGCCGTAGAGGCGCTGCCGAGCGCGATGGAGTGCGACGAGGAGGCTTTGCTGAGCGAGGTGGCGTAAGACTGCTGCGCCTTGGTCATCGAGTCCTGGTAGGCCTTGTATGCCGCAGCACCGGGGCCGATGTCCTTGAGGGCTGCCCGCAGGACGCTGATGCCGGCCGCGGCCGAGAGCGCGCCCGAGGAGAAAGCGCCAAACAGGGCAGTCGCCGCGCCACCAGCGGTGATGAGCATCGGGCTCAGGGCGAGGATCGAGGACGCCAGGAGGCCGGGGCCCTTGATCTTGCCGAGGAAGTCCAGCTTGCCCTTGAGCCAGTCGACACGCAGACCGAGGAGCGTCAGTTTGGCCTCCGCCTCGGCCGTGTCGACGTTGACGTCAATAGTCCTCGAGACCTCACGGATCTTGGCCTGAAGGATGTCGAGCTCGGTGAGCGCCTTGACCATCTCGACGCGGACATCGATACCTTCGGCGGCCTGAGCCTTCAGGTCGGCCACGCGCGCCTTGAGGGCGTCGAGCTTGGCGGTTGCCTCGTCGGCGTTGATCTTCAACTTCGGGTCGAGTTGCGACAGCGCCTTGAGCTGAAGCTGCAGCGCCGACATCTTCTTGTCGGCGTTGTCGGCCTTGCGAGCGAAGTTGGTGTCGTCGAGCTGGAGATAGCCCACGAGGGTCCCGATGTTCAGCGACACGCGACCTACCTCCCTGTCAGGAGCCGATGCTTGGCGGGTTGAGTGCGAGCCCGAAGCGCGTTGAGGGGATCTCGATGACCTCGGAGCCCATGCCTAGATCGACGATGGTTGGCGGCCGAGACAGCAGGGCGGTGATGCGGATGCGGAGCCAGCGCCACGAGCGGCGCAACATCAGGTCTTCGTCGGCGACGTCGATGCCGTAGAACTCGTGCAGGTCGGCCTCAACCAGGGGCCAGTGCTCGGCGATGAGTTCTGCGGTGGTCGGTTCTCTCTTGGGCGGCTCGTCGATCCACTCAGGGAGCCCGGTCGGGCCTATTTCGACTTGGGCTTGCGGTCCGTCGGCTGCTTGGGCGCTTTTCCCGCGGCATCGACCGCCTCGGGGTTGCTCCAGACCTGCTCGGCCAGCTTCTTGTCGCCGGCCGCGTACATGAACGCGGTGGTCGCGGCGTGCTTGATCTTGGGCCACGACACGTGATCGGCGACCATCTCGTCGTAGGCCGGACCAAGGACGGCGAGGAACACGTCCTTCTCGCTCTCGTCGTTGAGCTCGAGTGCGGCCAATTCTTCCGCCGAGAGCGTTGCCCCGGCATTGGCCGCGACGATCAGTGCGAACAGTTTCTGGTAGCGCACGCCCGCCTGCGCCGAGACGGTGATGACGTACTCCTTGCCGCCGATGGGCAGGCGAAGAGCATCGTCGAAGAAGTCGTCGAGATCATTGAAGGCCACGGCTGTATCCATTCGTCGTCACGGCTGAACGGCTGGTGAAGTGGCGGCCCGGCCCAGCCGTGGAAACCGGGCCGCCACGTATGGGGCGCTGACCTAGGAGTAGGTCAGGTTGACGCCGGCAGAGGTGCCCGCGCCGGTGACGACGGTGACCGCCTTCGCGCCCGCGGACTCGGCCGGGGCGTTGAACACGATGAGCGTGTCCGAGACGACAGCGAAGTCGCCCGCGCCGACCGGGGTGCCGGCCACGTCGACCGCGGTCGCGCCGGTGAAGTGGCGACCGTTGATCTCGATGACCGTGCCGCCAGCCGTGCCAGCCGTAGCGGGCGAGAGGCTGTCGATGACCGGGGCCGAGGGGGCGTTCGGGTAGGGGTGCGTGATCACGTTCCGCTGGCCGCGGCCAGACAGCGTGACCTGGACGGTCTCCAGAGCGTCCATCGCGCCACCCTGCGGCACCCAGGAACAGGCCGCAGTGCCCTGGTAGGCCTCGACGCGCGCCGTGCCCATCTCGCAGAACCGGACGCCGATGTTGTTGCTGTTGCCGAGATTCAGCGACGCGAGACGGATCGCCTCCTGGCCGGGGTCGTACGACGTAGCGTCAGAGGCCAGCGTCTTGCGCTCGACCGTGGCGACGATCGACCAGTCGAGCTTGGTCACAGCCTGGGAGCCGTAGCCCTGGCTGTCATAGTCCGAGTCGTCCTGCATCGTCGGAGTGAGTGCGGGCTGGAAGTTCGAGATGCCGTAGACCTTCGTCCAGATGGGCGAAGAGGTGGTTCCGGTGTTGACCTCGAGCCGCCACTTTCGGGTGAGGGTCGCTGTCCCCAGCGGGACATCCACAGGGTCAGTCATGACTGTTCCTCCGGGGTTGGGTTGGAGCACGCCGCGAGTCGGGCGAGCTTCTCGGCGACCGTCCCCGAGGTGGAGAGGCCGGCGTTCTTGAGGGCGGCGATGAGTGCCGTGCCGCGCAGGGGCTCGACCGCGGGCGCGGGAGCCGGATCGACTATCGGGGCCACGCGCACCCAGCCGAGCGCTTCGTATCGCGGGACGAGTTCGTCCGGGATTGCGAGGTAATCGAACGTGTCGGGCCGCTTTACCGGGACAGGCATGACGCCTCCTCAGGTGCGGTTGGCCGACGGGCGCCAGACGGTGACGTAGTAGTTGTCCGTCCACTCCCAGCGCTGCAGCTCGTCGCGGCCGAGGGGGGCGCCGGACTGGTGCAGGCACTGGACGACGTGGACCCCCGTTGGCAGCGCGACGCCAGCTAGTCCGTGGAGGGCGTCGAAGATCAGGGAGCGCAGGTCGCTGACGGCAGTGCTGTCGGGTCCAGGTGCGCGGCTCAGGATCTGCAGGCCGATGACCGAGTCAGACAGTGTCGGACTGTCGGACACCGGATAGGTGGCGACCGCTACGGCCGTGTTTGGGTCTTGGGGGAGTACTGAGAGCGTGATGCCGATATCGGTCGCTGCGTAAGGGGTCGTCTCGGAGTACACAAGGCCCGCGACGTTGGTCCCGAGGTAACGCGCCCAACCCTTGGCGAAGTCAGAGTCGAAGCCCATCAGTCGCCGGTCCTCTCGCGGATCTTCTTCGCGAGGTGCTCGATGACCTCGTCACGCTTCTCCGACATGGCGCGCTCGAGGTATTTGGCCTCGCCGTCGGCGTGATGCCAGTCCATGTGCTCGTGCTGCAGGGAGGCGTAGACGGTGTTGAAGGAGATCCCGACCCGGCGTTCGTCGCGCTCTTCGTTGACCTCGCACGACTCGCGCAGCTCGCCGGGTGCGCCGCCCTGGCCGCCGCCGAACCGGCCGGCGCGCTTGTAGTGCTCAGGGACTAGAAGGGGCGCCTTCTCGACCGCAGCAGGCTTCACGATGTCCTCGGCCGCCTCATGGAGCGCATCCAGGGCCAAGTTGAGGATCTCCCGCGCAGCCAGTGACGCCTCGCCGCCGGTGACGAGCCTTGGCAGGATGTTGCGCGAGAACTCGATGCCGGTGAACTCGTCGCCGCTCATGTCAGGTGAACCTCGACATGTGACGGCAGCGGCAGAGTTCCGCCGTCGTTGGCGTTCGTGGTGATGACTCGCGCAACGCGGCCGGAGACGGTGACCTTGGAGTCGGCCGCGAAGAGTGCCGCCTGGTCGATGGGCGCGTAGACGATGCTCTGCGACACAACCTCTTCGTCGTGCTGGCTGCGCACGAGGTGGGTCTGGTCGTTGACGAAGCAGGACACGGTGACCGGATCTGCCCAGACGTCGCCGATGGCGTTCTGGCCGATGCGCGTCTCCACCTGGACGGTGTGCACCCAGAAGACGCTCATCGCGCCCATCAGCGGACTCGCGGGATGCGGTATCCGTCAAGGACCCACTGCTCGGTCTGCAGGAGACCGCCCCCTGCAATGGTCGGGGAGTAGTCGAGCTCGGCGGTGCCGATCTTCGCCTTGGTCGCGCCACCTAGTGGGGTGCGTGAGCCGATGGAGCTGATGGCGGCTGCGAGGTCGTCGGGGATCGTGTCGCCATATCCGCCCGACCAGACGACCGCGACGTTGCGCAGCCCGCGCGGCCAGAACTGGAAGGGTCGGTTGAGTGGCGGCAGCAGTCGGAGCTCGCCCTTCGCGTCCCACACAACGTCGCCGGACTGGTCGACATCGGTTGAGACGACGAGGGTGTAGACGTCAGCCCCGATGGTGACCAGCACGGACGTGACATCGGTGACTGCGAGCGAGGGCAGGAAGAGCGACTCGGTTCCGTTGCCGTTCAGGAGCGCCGTCGCGTTAGTGACCTGCTCGGTAGGGTCCCAGCCGCAGTAGGCCTTGACCGCGGCGAGGGCGAGCGGGTCGATTGCCATAGCGACGGGTCAGGCGCTCTCGGGCGTAACGACCTTGGTGGCGACGACGGCCGCGGGGGCGTCGGTGTCGGGCTTGGGGCCGACGATCGCCTCGTAGTCGTCGCAGTAGACCGTTCCAGCGGGCTCGCACTGAACGCGCGTGGTGGCCGTCTGGGTCTCGTCCGGGGTGATGGTCTCGTCGTCGCTCATGGTCGTCTCCTTGGTGGGGTCTGGTTGGCCAGTAGGGCGGCCGGGATTGCCAGCCGCCCTACTGGTGGATCGGGCTACGCCCAGGTCACAGCGACCTTGCCGAAGCCGCCGGGGCGGTAGACGGCGAGCGCCGAGCGGGACTCGGCGCGGACGAGGATGAGGTTGTTCTTGAAGTCGTCCTCGTTGGAGTTGGTCATCTCGACCGTGATCCCCATCCGGCGGAAGAACTGGCCGCACTCGGCGTAGGAGCCGACCAGGATGGTGCCGGCGGCGATGCGCGGGGTGATGACCACGCGCAGGCCCCACAGGGCGTCGACGTTGGAGTAGCCGCCGTTGCCGTAGGCGCCCGTGAAGGGACCGCCGCTGTAGTACTGCTTGTTGCCATCCTTGGCGAGGCGCAGGTACTGCCAGTCGGTCGGGTTGATGACGATCGCGTCCGGCTCAACGAAGGCGTTGAAGCGGATCGCGGTGACCTGCTGGTAGATCGCGTCCATGACCAGTGACGGGTTGGCCAGCGTGCCGGTGGTGACCGAGATGGTCGTCTGCAGGCCGGAGCGACCCATGACGCCCGCGAGCGCCGGGTAGCCGGAGCCGTTGAGTGCCTCGTTGTCCTCCTCGCGCTGCACCTCGGCGACGAGCATGTTCTGCAGGAAGGACTGCGCCTGGGCAGCGTCCTGCAGCATCTCGTCGGTGATCTTGAAGAAGGCCGCGATCTTGCCGACCTGCTCGTTGACCCGAGCGAACGTCGCGTCGGACTGCGGCTTGGCGGCGGCCTCGGCGACAGCAGCGGCGCCGACGGTCTCGGCGGACTGCTTGACGTAGGACACGATCGGGCTCGTGGTCGATCCCTGCGCAAACAGGGCCGCGACGGCGAGCGGCGCGTACTTGATCGGCACGATGCCGGGCAGGAAGTCCGGCAGGGCGAGCGTGCCCGCATTGCCGTTCAGGAAGCTGCCCGAGATCGTGGTGCCCTCGGCGATAGTGCCTGCGGTCTTGGTTCCGAGCTCCATCGTGGTCGAGAAGCGCCCCGCCTTGGCCAGGGTGTCGGTCGCGGTCTTGTAGGCGTCCGACTCCACGATCTGCTGGCCGACGGACTTCACGACGGCGCTCTTGGGGGCTTCCTTGGCGTCATCGGCGGTCTCGCCACCGGAGAGCAGGCGGTTGGCCTGCTCGTGGAGGCTGACCTCGTCCGAGTAGGACTTGAGGTCGGCCTCGAGCGCTTCGATCTTCGCAGCCTTCTCGGCGACGCTCAGGGACTCACTGTCCATGACCGACTTCGCCTCAACGGCAAGCTTCTTGATGCCCTCGCGGGCGGTCGCAAGCGACATTGGAAGGTCTCGCTTTCGCAGAGACCCGCCACGGCTGTGACCCCTTCCTCAAGGGGTCGCGGGTTGGATGGATGAGGTGGTGTTGCTCAGGCGAGAGCGCTGATGAGGCGCAGTGCCCGGTACTGCAGCGTCAGGGCATCCACAGCAGCCGACTCGTCGTCGGTCGCGGAACTTCCCTTGGTGGTGTCAGTGGGTGCGCCCTGGTCTTCGGGCGCGTCGCCGTCATCGTCGACGGGACCGTCAGATGCGATCTGCAGGGCAGCGGTGAGCGCGCGCTGCGCCGAGTCTGCGTAGGCGTCCAGCTCGTCTGCTGGCACGCACCAGGCGCTGATGTTGATGTCGAAGCCAGCGATCGAGCCGGAGACGTTGACCGAGACGAGGGTGTCTGGGTCGAGAGCCTTGATCGCCGCGGCGTCTACCGTCTTGCCCTCGGCGGTGACGACGATAGTCGGGCTCGCAATGGCCTTGGAGCCATCACTAGTCCAGTTCGCGGGGATCTCATCGGTGGCGCCGAGGTCCTTGGCGCGACCGATGATGTAGGCGCGGATCTTGTCGTGGTCGCCTGCGCCGCGGCCGACCGCTCGGATCGCGTTGTGGAGATCCTCGATGTCGGCGATGGGGTAGGAGGGTTCGCCGTCGGCGTTCTCGATCGCCTCGCCCTTGTCGAGCATGGTTCGTAGCTGCTCGGCGTCGTACTTCGCCGACTTGCCACCCACTGCGCCTTCAGCGGCTCCGGTGTCATCTGACGGGCCGCAGGTCGCGCCGAGTCCCGCCATCAGGTCGTGGGCTTCTTGGATGCGCTGCTGGTCGCTGGCCGAGTTCCGGGCGCCAGCCTTCGATGCAAGCACGACGGCGTCGGTGTTCGCCGGGACCGCGACGAACGCCCCGTTGAGGAGTTCGCGGGAGACGCTGGACTTGCCGTCCTTCGTGGTCGAGCGGTGCCGCGCGAAGGCGACCGAGGTTGTGCGGATGTGGCCCTCCTTGACGAGGGTGCGCACATCCTGGGCCTTCTGCAGCGACGAGTAGGTGCCGTTGACCAGGAGACGGCCCTGGTCGTCGAAGTACGGCTTGCCGGAGCCGACGGTCTTCTCCACGGACATGCCGTGGTCGATGTCGAACGTGATGTGGTCGGGGAGCGGCTCCTGCCACTCCTCACGCTTCACCTCTTCGCCGTCACGGTCCTTCGTGCCGGTGGAGAGAACGACACTGAAGGTGCCGGGGTAGTCGTCGTCCGAGCCGGTGTTCTCGATCGTCGCGGACTTGTACTCGACGTCCATCAGTCCTCCTCGGGGCTGCGGTTAGCGCGGCGCGCGGCTGCGCGGGCGGCGGTACGGGAGCGGGTGCGTGCGGCCGAGGTTGTGCTGGCGATGCCGGGAGCCGTCTTGGCCTCGCGACCGGCCTCGATCTCTTGCAGGCCGCTCTGCTCCTCGGAGTTGAGTGGCAACGGGTTGGCGGGGTCGCCCGCGGTGATGCGGACCTGCTCGTTGAGCTGGCCCAGCGGCTGCAGGGCCGAGTTCGCGTAGAGGCGGTTGGCGATCTCGCCAGCGTCGTCGAGATCGAAGAGGGGCCGACCCTCGGAGGGCTTCATGACGCCGTTGGCGATGAGCTTGATGACGGCGTCGGCCCTGGTCTCGAAGTCGCCGCGAAGCACGTCATCAAGCGCGAACCGCATCTCGAGCTGCTCAGGCTGACCGAAGTCGGGGGTGAGGTAGTACTCGATGATCGCCTCGAACTCGTCGAGGTCGGGAGCCATCGTGTCTCGGTACATCGAGCGCATCTGCTCGGTGATGTTCGAGAACGTCGCGTGGTCAAGGATGTGAACCACTGGCGGCGGTACGTCGTAGACCCCGCACACCTCTTCGCGGTTGAGGATGCGCGACTGGATGTACTGCATCTCTTCGGCCGTCAGTTGCGTGACGACGGGCTTCGCGCCCTCCTCGAGGAGGAGGGTGCCGCCCATGTTGTCGGCGCCGCCGTGAGCCGAAGAGATCGCAGTGGAGAGCCTGTCGTAGGCCTTGTCGGACAGCGAGTTCGGGGCCGAGACCATCAGGGATGGACGAGCGCCGCGGGTCCACCAGGACTCGGTCGCGCGTCGCGCAGCATCCTCGTTGTAGAGGGTTGACCGCAGCGGCTCAAGGGGCGAGACGCCGCGCATCAGGTCGTCCGGGTTGTAGTCCGTGAAGGGGACTACGTCTTCCTGACTGAGGCGCAGGATGCCGGCGGACGCGACACCGAGGGCGAAGACGTACGTGAGTCGCCCGGTGTCCTTGTCGCGCTGAATGATGGTGCGCGACGGGTGCATGGGGATCACCCCGAGGACGGGGGAGTTCGTGCCAGCGCCGTCGCGGCGGATCTTGACCCAGAAGGCCTCGCCGTAGACCTTGCGCGTCGACCATGTCCAGCGGATCAGCTTATGCCGCGGCATGAACGGGCAGGGGCGTCGCCAGAACTGGGCGTAGGCCGACCCGACATCCTGGGTCTTCTCACCGTCGCCGGTGTTGTCCCAGATGTTGATGGGCAGCCGGGAAGCCGACTTCGCGAGCTTCGAAACCACGGCGTTCACCCACGGCTGGCGGCGGTACAGGTGGCCGTAGAGCGCGAAGCCGTTGAGGAGGGGAACGCCCTGGCTGGCGTAGAAGTAGCCGGTCGCAGACGGGATCGGCGAGACTTCGGCCAGCGCCTGTGGAGCGAATGGCAGCGGCGTGCCCCCAGAGACGATCACGCGCCGACTCGTTGCATGTAGGCGATGTCCGATCGGGCGATGTAGAGCGCTCCGTCGACCGGGATGCGCGTCTCGGCGGTCGTGGTCACCGTGACGGCGTCGGCCCTCACGAGCACGAGCGTCGACTCATCGAAGGTCTGCAGCAGGCCCTCGAACGTCTCTCCGGTCTTCATGGTGACGACGAACTTCGCCAGAACGAGGGTGCGGAGGATCTTGTCGCGTCGAGCCACGTGGAGCCTCCTCGGGAGAGCATGGGGACTGGGTCAACCGACTGGGATGACGAGGGGTGCTCGGGTCTCGTAGATCGACTGCTTCTCGGGCTCGGTCGTCATCGCGAGCGCCATGCCGGTGACCAGCGCCGAGACGCCGTCGATCTTGTCCATCGACTTCGCCTTGTCCGGCTTCACGTTGCCGCTGGGGTCGATGGCAACTCGCAGGTTGTCGATCATCCAGCGCGCGACCATGTTGCCGCCGTGCCGCAGCGACCCCGTGAGCACGAGTCGCTCGACCTCTTTGAGTGGGGCCGACATCGACTGGTATCCCTGGCCTACCTTCACCATCGGCGCGCCGTCGGCCTCAAGGTCGATCACGAGCTGAGTGGCGTTCCAGCGGTCATAGCCGACCGCTGTGACATCAAAGGTGTCGAGGTCTTCACGGATCGTCTTCTTGACGTAGTCGTAGTCCGTTACGTCACCAGGGGTCAGGGTGATGAGGCCCTGTTCAACCCAGGCCGAGCCGTTGCGCTGCGTCCGTGCGTCCAGCTTGTCCAGTGCCGCCTCGGGCATCCAGAAGCGCCAGATCGCGTCATAGCCCTGGTCGGACGGGAAGAGCCAGCACAGCGCCGTCAGGTCAGAAGTAGACCCGAGGTCCAGGCCGCCGAAGCACTGTCGGCCGGCGAGGCTGCTGAGGTCGATCGGCGCAGCGTTGGCCTTCGAGTCCCAGCGGTCAAGCGGGATGAACCGTGCGTCCTGTTTGGCCCGAATTCCCAGGTGCAGCCGCAGGAACGAAGCGAGTTCGATCGGGCCTGACTTGGCTAGGTCGGCTGCGGCGCGCATCGCTGTCGGGTTCGGCGTGACCGGGTACAGCGGGTTCGCCTTCGCCCAGGTCTTCTCGACGAACGGGTCGTCTTCCTCGTCAGCAGCGAATACCACGCCGTACATGGCTGGCGCCGAGATGACGCCGGCGGCGATCTTCTCGATGGTGGCGCGGCGCTGGGCGTAGACACTGGTGACCTGACCGTCGTCGGCGGTGGTGATGATGAATGTCAGCGGCTGCCGGCGAGCACCCGTGCCAGTCTCGATCGCCTCAAGCAGGGCTGGGGAGCGGTGGACATGCAACTCGTCCACGAGGGCACCATGCACGTTGAGGCCGTGGGCTACGGCGCCATCCGAGGAAACGGCCTTGACGTGACTGCCGTCGAGTTCGCGGAGGATGCGGTCGTGCTTCGGCTCGATCCCGGCCTTGCGGAAGATCGGGTTGGCGTTCGCGACGGCGCGGATGGGCGTGAAGCCCTGCTTGGCCTGCTCGAGCGAAGCCGCACCCAGCACCACCTGGGCGCCAGGCTCTCCGTCGCCGAATGCGAGGTACATGGCGAGCGCGGAGACGAGCGTCGTCTTGGCGCCCTTGCGCGGCATCTCGACGTAGCCATAGCGGCACACACGGACGATGCGCCCGTCGTCGTCAGGCCGCACCCAGCCAAAGATGGGGGCGATGATGTAGGCGACCTGGACGTTGGTCGGCTTGATCGGCTGCCCAGCCCACTCGCCCTGGGTATGCCTGAGATCGGCAAGCATCTTCAGAACGTGGTCGACGCGCTGCGGGTCGAAGTAGGCGCCCGCGACCTCGCGGGGCTCAGGCGTTCGGACCTTCGGAACTATCGTCGGCAGGTCGTAGCCGCGGTTATTCAGGTACCACCTGACCTCGGGGGAGAGGTCAGACGCCAGCGGCCGGCGAGCTCCATGCGGAGACCGAGGCATCCTCAGCCTCCTTCGTGTTCGCCGAGAGCCGCGCACGACTGACGAGCGAACCGCCCATCATCGTGACGCCCAGCCGCACCAGCTCGACCTCAGATCGGAAGACCTGCTCGGCTGGGTGCTTCTTCACGCCGCCGGCGATAGCGGCATCTACGACCGTGGTCGGGTGGTCCGGGTTGTCGGCCGCGTGGTTCAGGAGATCTTTGTGCGCCAGGCGCATCGCGACGACGGCGCGCGCGGTCGTCTCGAGCAGCAAGGCGTCGAGCGGAGAGAGCATGTCTGCCGCGGCAAAGGGAGCGACAAGCTCGTCCCATGCCTGGCTCACGTCATCGTCCTTCGAGACCGAGGCCGGCTTTGCGGGAAGGGCTCGCGGCGTCACGTCAGCCAAGGTCGAGGGGATGGCACCGTCGGGAACGGCCTTGAGGTGCGCCGGGATCTTCACGCGACCACCTCCTGCGCCGGAGCCGATGCCGGTGGCGGCCTTGTTCTTCGTAGCCACGACCACTCTCCGATCTCACATGTGACGTTCTGGACAAAATGGGGAGGTAGGCGTTTGTTTCACGTCGCCC